AGCAACGCTGCAACAACGCTGGCCATTACTGCGTTGGTCTGGATGCTGGTCGGCATGGTCACATCCTCCCGATGCTGGCTGAGTACTCGTCACGGTCTTCGACGATCTCCGTCACGATCCGGCGGATGCCCAGGTCTCCCATGTCGATATTCAGGATAAGGGGTCGGCTGCTGTTGGACGTTGCGGCTTTCGACGCCTTGCCGTCGATGGTGCCGCCGCCGGCGAGGCCGACCAGACCGAACCGCTGGCCGGGGTTGGCGTTGATCTGCTTGATGATGTCGCGGTTGAGCGCGCTCGAGCGGGCGTTGACCACTTCCTCAGTTGCCGAGACCCAGGCGATCTGTTGCCCAGTGGCGCGGTCCATCGCGGCGATGTTGTCCTCCCGTGGGCCACCCATGCCGCGCACCGTGCCGCCTCCGTAGTGGCCGGGGAGGCCTAGCGTGCCGCCATCTGCGCGTGCGTCCGTGCTGCTCTGGCTGTCACCCTTGCCAGCGCTGCGCCGCTTGACGGTGATATAAACCGTCTTGCCGCGAACTGCGCCAATCTCACTCTGCAGCGATCGAAGGGAGCCGTGGCCGCTGGCATTGGCGGCGACTTGGACGCGCTTGCTCTTGAGGTCGCGGATAGCCCTGTCGAGAGCGTTGACGGCAGGCTTGCCGGCGGCCTTGGCCTCGGCGCGGACGCCCTTGCTCTTCAGCTTCTTCAGCGCGCCGTCGATTTCCTTGACGGTGTTGACACCCTTGCCGGTCGCCTTGGCGATGACGCTCTTGCTCTTCACCTTGGCGATCTCGATGCGGGCTTCCTTTGCGCCCTTCGTGTTGGCTATGGTGACGATCCTAGCCCGCTGCTCCTTGGGGATCCCCTTGAGTGCGGCGTTCAGGTCCTTCGCCTCGCGGGCCGAGACCTTCGCGCCGCTGACCACGATCTGAGAGGTGACCTCTGTCGGCAGAACGAACAGCTCGTCAGCGAGCTCCTTGGCCTTATCACGGTTCTTCCCCATGGCGACTGCCGTGTCGATCCACGACTTCTTCGCCTTCTCGTTGAGCGCGGCGATAGACCCGATGCCCTTGCCCTGGTCGTTCATGGCTGCGGTCTGCTGGTTGGTCGTGGCGACCAGGCGGTCTAGTTCGGTCTTGTTGGCCCTGCCTGCGTCGGTCGAGATGTTGAGGTTCTCGCCGTTCTTCTTTGCGGCAGCGGCAGCCGAGTCCATCGCAGCCTCAACGGCAATAGCGCCACCGGAGAGGGCTATCGCAGAGTTGGCGGCTGCGTAGATCTCGGCGTTCATCGTGGCGAGCTCGTCGGCGGTGTAGCCCGCCGCTTCGCCGACCTGCTTGACGCCGGCCGCCCCGTTGGCGAAGTCGCGTTCACCTTGACGGAATGCGCTAGCAGCCGCGCCCGTGGCGCTGGCGGCTGCTTCCTGCTTCGCCTTGTAGTCGTCGAAGGTTGAGTTGATCTGCTCGGTAGACAAGCCGGCCCCGCGCGCCTGGTCGGACAGCCGCGAGAATGCCTTGGCCGCGATGTCGGGATTCATCTGAACGAGTGACTTGTCGATCTTGTCGAACTCGGCAGCAAGGGTCCCTGCGGTGCTGACCATTCCAAGCGCGTCGCCGATCTTGCGGAAGCCCTGCGAAACAGGGTTCTGCGTGTCCTTCAGTGCGACGAAGGCTGACGTCGTGTCTTTGACTCCCTGGCCAGCCAGCGCCCACGAGTCGCCGAACTTGGCGAGGTCGCCGCTCACCTTGTTCGGGTCGAGGCTGTCAAGGCTCTTCTTGTAGCCGTCGATCCCTACGGAGTTCTTGTCGAGCTGGTCCTGCAGTCCTGCCGAGGCTGCCTGTGCTGCGATGAATCCGGCAGCGGCGAGGAGAGTGGGACCGTTGAGCAGGGCCAGCTTGGCGCGTGTAGCTCCGGCGGTGAGGCCGAGCGCGGCGAGGCCCGTCTTGGCTGCGGCTGCGGCGCCAATGATCTTGATGATGCCGCCGGCTGCCAACGCTCCGGCGCCAGCCAGTGCAGCGAGTTTGAAGGTGCCCTCTTGAACGGACTTCGGTAGTCCGTTGAAGCCGTCGACGGCTGCCGTTGCCCCTTGTGCGAGGTCGCGGAGGAATGCTGTTCCGCCACCACCGGAGGAGACGAAAGCCGAGTCGAGAGCGCCTTTCAGTTTCTCGACGTCGCCTTTAAGGTTGTCCATCTTCGTGGCAGCGGTCCGGGCTGCGAAGCCGGACTCGCTGACTGCGGCCGACCACTTCGCCACACCAGCCGCACCCTCTTCGTAGAGGACGGTGGCTGCCGTGACCTGGTTGCGTCCGAAGATGGCGGCGAGCGCTGCGTCACGCTGCGCCTTCGACAGACCACCGAGGCGCTTCTGGAGCTCGCCGGCCGCACCTTCGAGCCCGATGAAGTTGCCGGATGCGTCGCGGACGTTGATGCCGTACTTCTCGATGGCCTTCGCCCCGGCCCCTACGGGCGCTGTGAGGCCCAGGAAGATCCCGCGTAGGGCTGTGCCTGCCTGACTGCCAAGGATGCCCTGGTTGGCGAACTCGGCGAGGACTCCGGTGGTCTCCTCGAGGCTGACACCAGCGGAGGAGGCGAGCGGACCGACGTACTTCAGCGCCTCGGCGAAGTCGCTGACCTCACCTTGAGCCTTGCCGGCTGCTGCTGCGAGGAGGTCGGCGACGTGGCTGGCGTCAGTGCCGGGGAGCTTGAACTGCGAGAGGGTGGTGCCCATGATCCCGGCGGCGTCGGCGACGCCGAGGGAGCCGGCTGCGGCGAGGTCGAGGGCACCCTTCAGCCCGCCGGTGATCGTGTCCGTAACGGATACGTTCGCCTTGATCAGCTCAGCCTGAGCGTTGGCCGCCTCGGTCGCGCTGAACGCGGTCGAAGCACCGTACTTGATGGCCTCCTGACGCAACTGGCCGATGCTGGCGCTGGCTTCCTTGCCGGTGCTGGCGACGTTGGACACGGCCGAGTCGAAGTCTGCGGTGACCTTGACGATGCCGCCGAGAGCGGCGATGGTGGCCGCTCCGCCGACCAGGAGGCCCGTGCCCAGGGAGCCGGCTGCCTGACCTCTCGCGGCCTTCTGCTGGGCAGCGGCAGCGGCTGCGGCCTTCTGCTGCGATGCGGTGATCTTCGCCTGAGCGGCGACCTGGCGGGCGGCGTCGCGTTCCCGGACAGCGATGGCCCGGTCGCGGAACTTGTTCTCGGCGATGGCGTCGCGCTGGATGAGTGCCATCTTCTGAGCGGATGCGCGCTTCGTCGACGCGATGGAGCGGTCGCGGTAGCGGTTCTCGGCGATGGCATCACGCTGGATCAGGGCCATGCGCTGCCGAGAGGACAGCTGCGCTTCCCTCGTCTGGACGGTGGTCAGCCGCTTCGCCGACGCCTCAGCCGACTTGGTGTCAGCCTCGACCTTGATCTTGACGGGCTTCTGCTTGCCGACGCCGGCAGCGACCTTCGCGGCGAACCCGTCGAGGTTCGGGAGGACGTCGTAGAAAACCTGGCCAACGGATGCCATGTACTCCCCAACCTCTCTTGCTTGTTGTCAGGCTACCGTGATGACGTCGCCGCCCTGCCCGAAGTCACCCTGGATCACGTTGGCGAAGGTCGAGCCGTGATCCGGCATCGGAATCGCGTCTTCCTCCACCTCGAAGCCGAGCGACTCGTCGAGCTCCTCGAGCGCCTCACCTTCGCGGCCTTCCCTGAGTACCGCGTAGGTGGCCGTCAAGACTGACCGCAGCGGGAGACCGGGGAAGATCTCTAGTCCGCGTACTCCGGCAGCACTGCCACCGGCTCCAGGTCCACGGCCAGGATGTCCGCCGAGGACAAGCCTCCCGTCGATGACGTGGCGCCATCGGTCTGAGAGGTAGTTTCGGAGGAGTCCTGCGACGACCCTAAAGGGAGGTTCGTCTCCCCCTTCCAGCACTCGCCCAGCGCGTCCCGGATGACCGGGACATAGTCGTCGCTGCGACCGTGAGCCAGCAGGAACTCATCGAGCCGGTCCCGCTCCTCGTCGAGCACCTGGTCCCGTACCAGGTTGGTCACGGCGACGATGGCGTAGTAGTCGCCATCGCTGCCGTAGGCCTGGTCGAGATGGCGCACCAAGAGGAACTGGTTGGCGTAGCGCTCTGCTTTGAAGGTGGCCGGCTGGCCGTCCCCGAAGTCGAGGACGACCGTCGGCTGATTGCTCTCCGTCATCTGAGTGTCTCCTTCTCAGAATCAGGTGATGATGAGCTTGGACTTGGTGATCGACATCCACGGCTTGGCGCCGTTGGCGGGCGGCTCGAGGCTGAAGGTGGCCGGGATGGTCGCCTTGGCCGCGCCCTTCGCCCGGCTGATGGCCATGGCGCCGGTCTGCAGGCAGCGCCGCCAGACCCAGCGCTCGGAGGCGTCGTCGGCTTCCCACAGGATGGCGACGCGGGTCTCGGTCGCACCGAAGGCCAGCGGCTCCAGCTTGTCGATGGCCGTGCCGGCCGTGCCGCTGGCGGTGATGGTCGCGCCGTTGAGGACGGTCTGCAGGTTGCCTGCCAGGATCTCGGCGTAGGCAAACTCGAGGGTCTCCTCGACGCCGGTCTTCACCTTGGCGACGGGGAGGTAGGACTCGGCGACCTCGATGTTCTCGTAGGTGGGAGTCGAGGTGAAGACGTGGCCGTTGTCGGTGTAGCCGGCCCTGATCCAGGCGGCGTTGAGGGCCGTGACCAGGTCGGAAGGCTCGGTCGATCCCTCGGGAGCCACGTAGAGCTTGCCCGGTCCGTAGTGGACGAAGGTCGGGGATGACGCCGGTACGTAGGGCATGGTTGCCGCTCACTATCTGCCGCGTCTTGCGGCGTGGTCTGCCCTGACGGGCGGTCAAGCCGAACCGGTCGTACGGCTCAAGGCTGAGTCTAACTCATGTCGACATATCCACTTGAAGAAAGTTCTTGCGCTTCTGGCTCTAGGGGTGTAGAGTCATAGACATGAACACGACACCGGCAAGCATCGCCAAGTTGATCGAAGACACCACCGCAGCCGGTGGCACTGTTGAGAAGGTCGACAGCCAGCGCTACCGCATCGGCGTACCGTTCCGCACGGTCGGCGGCGGGACGGCTGTCCGTAAGTTCTATGTTGCCTGGACCGTGCAGCACAATGGCCGCGCGCTGACCGCTGGCACCAAGGCTATCCGCGAGGCTCTTGACCGGTTCTAAATCGGGTAGACCGCGAGCGTGGCGTCTACAACGTAGGAGGCGAGCTTCGCCTCGTCGTCGGGCAGCCACAGGCTAACGATGGTGTTGGCTTCGGCGCACCAGGTCACCTCGTCGAGCGCTACGCCCTGGATCCGCTGCAGCGCGGTGACTAGCTCGCGTCGGGCGTCGCTGGCTTCCTTCTTCGTCCGGCCCCAGACGCGCCACGACACGCGGGGGAACTCCACCGCAGCGACTGTGTCAGTGGTGCCGCCGACCAGCGAGCAGACAGCCAGCGGGAATGTCGGGGTACCGGCAGGGACGGCGAAGAAGACGCGACCGCCGACGCTGGGGACTGCGGTCTGCGTCCACTTCTTGACGGCGTACTCGACGTCGGGGACGGTGGGAGCGGTCATGCCGCAGCCGCCACGGGCATGGAGGGCCTCGCCATCGGCTTCGCGGACATCCGATAGGTGCCGAACTCGTTGTAGATCGTGTACGGCACAGGGTTGGTCACGCGGGCGCCGTTGACGCCGAGCGGCTCAGCGGTCCAGCCTGCGCGCATCGCGCCGGTGTCGACGCGGGAGAGACTGGCCGCAGCTGCCGCTCCGGCCGTGGCCTTCCGCAGCGAGACGGCGAGCAGCCCTGGCGCAGTCGCTGCCGCCAGGGCCCCCGCATTGGTGACGACGCTACTCACTGGACCCGCCGGCCGTCATCGTGGCGTCAACGTCGTCGTCCTTCTTCGGCTTCGGCGCGGGCTTCCGACCGCCGGCCGTCATCGTCTTCTCGATGGTGGCCTTGACCTTCGACGGTCCACCACTGGTGTTCTCGACGACGAGGAACTCCACTGAGCCGTCGATCTTCAGGTCCTCGGCCTTCAGCAGCTCGACGAGGGCCGCGTGCATCTGCTTGTCGGTCGGGTAGTGGGTGCCCGCGTGCTCGACCTCGTAGGTTCGCTGAGTCATGTCATGCTCCCTTTCGTGTGCTGAGCCCTGCTCGAGTCGATGCCAGGACGCCGCCGACTCCGGGGGAGTGGACGACCCACTCGACAGCGTAACGCTGACCAGTCAGCTCGTCCTCAACCTCGTCGAGGTACTGCAGGTCGCAGGGGTCGGCCAGCAGGTTGAAGCTGACCACCTCCGAGTCGCCAGGCCCTACCGTCCGGCCTGCGTACGTCCCACCACCCACGGAGATGACGGCCCGAATCTGCTCGTCGAGGACGGCGAAGTCGTTGGTGACCCCGTCGGGGTAGCCGTCGTCCCACGGGTCGTCGGTGGATGTGACCTCGGAGTCTTTCCGCCACGTCCGTACGTGGGTGGTCGCTACGGGGATCACCCCGTCCTCACCCACGGGTCGGGCTCCGTGCGAGCCACGGCCAGCGACGGGCGCAGCGTGTGGATGGCGAAGTCGCCGGAGCCTGCAAGGAAGGTGCATCCTTTGAGGAATCGTTTGGCGAGCGGAGCAAGGATGCCGTCGCCGTCGACCTCGAGCATGGCGCCGTTAGCGCTGGCGCGCTTGAGTGGTCGGGCGGTGAGCGCGGCCTTGCCTTCGGGAGTGGCGAGGTAGGCCGTCTGCCACTGTACGGCGAACTTCAACCGGCGGAGGTCCTGGGCGGTGAAGCGGTCCTCGGGCAGCGCTGACGCGAGGTCGGCACCGGAGAACAGCTCGACGATGTCCTGCGCGGTCTGCACATCCACCTCGGTCGCCGCGACGTCGGTCGCGGCGGCGATCTCTGCCGGGGTGATGATGAGCGCCATGGCAGCAGTCTACCGCCCAGAAGCGACGACTCCCCCGCACCATTGCTGGATACGGGGGAGCAGCCTGAGCCTAGCGTGGGAGCGCCAGGACTCAACTGGACGGGGATCCAGGGACTACGGTGTGTCGACGGTCGGGTTCTGCACGCGGACGAAGTGGTTGATGTCGCGGTAGATGAAGCCGATCTCGATCTCGGCACGGACGGCAAACATATTGCGTTGCCAGAGGTTCAGCTGAGTGCCGCCGTCGTTGATGGTGGCCACGTCCGACATACTGACGGAGACGCCTTCGACGGTGCCGACGAACGCGCTGCCCTTCCAGTCACCCGCAATGCCGGTGTCGTCGGCCAGGGTGGTCGAGGACTTGAACGGCGTCTTGGTCTTCAGCACGTTGGCGCCGAGGATGGACGACGCCAGCTGACCACTCGGGGCCTGGTTGGCGGTGAAGAACTGCCGGCCCTGCGGGTCGACGGCCGTCAGCAGCAGCGAGTAGAGCTCCTGGTTCACGATCCAGTCAGTGACGTCGCCGCCGGCAGCTGCGACCGCGCCCAGGACAGCGAGCACGTCGCCGAAGGTTCCGGTGGAATCGACGGTCAGCGCCGGCGCAGCGGCCAGCGTGTCGAAGCCGGATCCAGGAACGGCGTCCACGCCGTAGACGGTCCGGTCGAACTTGCGGGCCAGCGCGGCGGGGAGTCGGCGGACTAGCTCACCATAGAGGCCGGCCGCATCACGCTTGAACTGGTTCGAGAACGGCTCGATCACGGCGATGGTGTAGCCGGTCATGCTCTTCGAGGAGACGGTGGACCGGCTGACCGGCTTCTCCTCAGTCTCCAGCACCCAGTTGGCCACGGGCTCGCCGGTGATCATGGGGATGGTGAGGCCGGGGCCAGGCAGCGCGATGGTGCTGGCAGCCTGCATGACGGCCGACGCCTCGAGGACGTTCGACCAGATCTCGCTGGAGATGGATGCGGGGAGGGAGACGCCGGTGGTCCCCCGACGGATGTCGACCTGTGCCATGGTGGCTCAGCCTTTCGTTGAGAGTGTGTGGATCAGGAGAGCCCGAGAGCGGCTGCGAACTGCTCAGCGTTGGACTTCGAGCCCGTGCCGCTGCCTCGCCTACCGTTCTGCACGCTGGTCTTGCGCTTGGCCGCTCCCGCCAACTTCTCGTGACGCGCCTTCAGAGACGCGATGGCGTCCCGGTCGGGCTTGTGCTCGTCGGTGACGAAGCGGGCCATGTTGAGCTCGTCGAGGAGTTCCTCGAGGTCGTCTTCCCCGACGACGCTGGTAAGCGCCGCGCGAATCGCCTCGGTGGCTAGCTCCACTCCGTGCTCGGCTCGGGCTTCCTCGCGGCCAGCCTCACGGGCTGCCTCGACGTCGCTCGGGCCTTCGGTCGCTGCCTTCGTCGTCTTCCGCGCCTCGCGGGTCTTGACCCTCAACGCAGCGTTCTCACGCCGCAGCTTTCGAATCTCGTCCTGTGTCTTCTGCGGGAGGTCCTCAAAGGCAACCTCTTCGGACTCCTGGTCCTCGTTCTCGTCGGCGTCGACCTCTTCGGTTTCTGCCACCTCGTCACCTAGGCCGAGGGCTGCAGCCACTTCGGTATCGGCTGCGCTCGCGTTGCTGTCGGTGTCTGGCATGTTCGCCTCCAGGGCAGTTGTCTCCGAAACCCTGAAGCTCTACCTCAGAGTTACGGGACTCAGACTAGCACCGAATGTCGACTTATCGATTAGTCGTCACGTCACGACGACGAGGGCGCGCCTGGTCTTCGCGCTGCGGTCCATCGCCCAGCCAGTCTCATGCTGACCATCGAGCACGACGTCATAGGCGAGGTTGTAACTGCCAGTCGCGGTCGTCCCGTCGATGAGCCGCGACAGGGTCACGCTGCCGGCCGTGTGGTTGGTAGCCGTCGCCGCGCCCCAGGTAGCCGTCCCCACCGGTGGAGGGTCGTCGTTGCCGACCGGGACCAGGCAGATGTTGAACGTGGCCGAGAGCAACTGCTTGAGGCTGTCGGTAACGTCAGCGGTCACGGCGCCCGAGAATCCGCCCGTAACGGTAATGGTTCTGGTCATCTGACCCTCGCTTCGTATCTGCCCTGGTCCTGGAGTCTACCGACGAGCTGGCCGTCGTCACGGAGGTAGGCAACCAGGACGCGGGGAATGATGGGCCCGACCGGACCGCCGGCGAACAGCGGCGGAGCCGTCAGAGTCAGCTGCGCAGCGGTGAGCGTCACGCCAACCACACCGGGCAGGGCCGACAGCGGCCGAGCTGTGAGCGTCAGCGTCGCCGCCGTCAGGGTGACGGTTACCGCCTGGCTGGTCGGCGACAGCGAAGTGGCCGTCGTGGTGACCGTGGCCGCCGTCAGGGTGACTGTGATCGAGCCGCCCGACGGGGAGAGGCTGACAGCCGTCGTGACGACCGTGGCCGTCGTCAGGGTGACAGACTGCCGGGGCGCCAGCGCCGGGGCCGTGGTGGCCACGCTGGCCGCCGTGAGGACGACTGTGCCCTGAGGTGTGAGAGCTCGAGCCGTCGTCGTCACTGTGGCCGGTGTCAGGCTGACGGACATCTGCCCACCGGAGGGGGACAGCGGCGTCGCCGTGGTGGTGACCACTGCGGGCGTCAAGGTGACCGCGACGGGCTGCAGTGCGGGCGAGAGGGTGACGGCCGACGTCGTGACCGTAGCCGGGGTGAGAACTGCAGCACCCTGCGGCGTCAGCGGCCGGGCCGTCGTAGCCGTGGCGGCCGGCGTCAAGGTGACCGCGATGCTGCCGCCAGAGGGCGAGAGCGCTACCGCTGTCGTTGTGACCACTACCGGGGCGAGGGTGGTCGACACCTGCCCCGGCGTGGCGGACAGGGTGACAGCTGTCGTCGTCGTGCTGGCCGGGGTGAGCGTGACGCTGATGACTCCAGGAGTGGCCGTCAGCGCTATGGCTGTTGTGGTCGTAGTGGCTGACGTCAGGGTGACGGCAACGGGCTGCGGCGCGGGAGAGAGAGCTACTGCCGTCGTGGCGGCCGTGGTCGGCGTCAGAGTGACAGTTGAACCGCCGCCCGCTGTGCCCAGGATCTCGACTGCAACAATCGCGGACTGCTGACCAGTCGGGGCGGAGTAGCCAGCCGTCTTCGATCCAGCCGTGCCCGTGTCTGCGTAGTCCTGCCCGTACATGGTGTGGTGGGAGGAGTCGCGGAAGTAGGTGCGCTCAGTGCCTGTGGACGAGTTGATGGTGCGGGGGGTCCGGGATGCGCCGTCGGCTGCGTTCCAGTCATCAGAGGCGACACACAGCCCGGAGTTGTCGCCGGTCGTTGTCAGGGTGACGCTGTTCGATGTGGATCCGACCGTGGGTGCACCGACAGCGCCGAACCCGCCAGAGTTCCGCCACACCCAAACGGCGACACCCCACCACGCCGACGAGTACCCCACC